CACTCGGGCATCATCTCTTTTATTAGAAATAATTCATTTCGGGTCATTGTTATTTGAACGATCATTATTTAATATTTCCTTAAATATTCTTTCATCAAAATTTGCAAACTCAATCGCTCGCTTTTTATTACTCTCAATAATATCAAGCCTATCGTAGTAATATTCCGGTGTCAAATTATTTAATTTATCTAAAAGTTCATCTGTCGTATTAAAAAGTATCATACCATCAATATCAAAATAGTCCTCAATATTTGTACACCCCCAATATACAGGAATAGTTTCTGTCAAAAACGCATCGATTAATTTTTCTGTGAAGTAGTTTCCCACTGCATGATTTTCTATGCAAATGTGATATTGAGAGTCAAAGAGAACTTCTTTTTCTCCTCCCGGAAGAGGATTTGGCGAATTTGTAAAACATTTGATACTGGTGTAAAATGCTTTTGACATCTTGATTTTATCTTTTTTTTCCCATACTTGCTGCCTCAAACGATACCCCGGTCGATCAATATTGTACCAAGAGGCAAGAAAACTTACAGCAAAATTCTTATGTTTTCGATCGAAGGTTGGTCCTGGTTCATAACATCCTAATCCATCGGCGTGATTTATCTTTCCTCTATTTAACCAAGTGCTACCATAAGGAAACTTTTTTGCGTTATTACAGAAAACTAAAATTTCATCATCTGTTGCCAATATTAAATCATATTTTTTGTGTTTTGCAATAACATCATGAACTGTTGATCTGTTGGGAGACATCATAGATTCATTTGATAAAACTAAAACCTTAAATGAATCTGGATTATCAAACTCTTCCATTCGAGTAAAATGAATTTCTACGGGAAAATCAAACTCGAAAGTATCTCTAAAAAGATAATCTCCATTTTTTACTACAGGTTTATAAGATTTTGTTTGCAAGTTCATCATCAGCCATTTCTAAAGATTGCACAAGTGCGTAATTATTGCCAGCGTAGGGAAGCATCTCTTCATATAATTCTGGTGTCAATTGATCTATCGTAAAATCATCAGTTAGTCTAATAATTCCCCGATCATCAAAGAAATCACCAAGATCAGTCGCGCCCCAATAAACTGGTATCGTCCCGACCGAGAAGCAGTCCGTAAGTTTTTCTGTATAGTAGTACGGAGAAGATCGGTTTTCCATGACAATCGAAAACATATAAGGAATCATCGCAGATCTCTTATCATTCCACTTATCATTTAAGTTAGAGGATATACCTATTCGCTCGGATCCACATGCACCACCAAAAAGATCTATCTGATCTTTAAACTTACATGCAGTTTCCTGACGATATTCGTGTCCTTTACACATTACCTTTGCAGATGCAACCATAGAACACAGTTTTATTTTATCATGCATTCCCCAGGACTCTTTCGGGATCCAGGGGAGATTACTGCCCGTACAACTGTAAACAAATCTTTCTTCATCCAAATCAAGCAATCTTTTGTCGTTGGTAAAGATCAGTTCAAATTCCCCGTCCTCAAATATCACATCAGAAAAATCTTCTAACGCTTGTGCTAGTTGCGGTACAATTGCAGAAGACTCACAATCCCAACCATACCTCTTCTGATCTGGTTTCTTTTCAATTCTCGTTGCGTACAAAATTGCATTATCAATTAAGACTTGATTTTCTTGATCTTGTGTTGTCCAAGAAAAACCAGATGGACTTAAATTTGAACAAGATGAATGATCCGGATTAAATCCGGCACCAACGCACTGTAATTTTTTCATAATATGCCCACTGTTTGCATTTTTAAGAGATCACCATCAATTCCCATTTTCTTGAGAACTTCTATTTTATCTGGGACATCAGAAAGTCCCATTTCTATTACCGTATGCTCATTTACTTGTTGCGGCCAAACACAATATGTAGGAGGGAAAACACCATAAGAAACCATTTGTTTACATGTGTCAAATATTCCAAACAGAACCTCATGATCAAAATTGGTATCCATCTCACTTAAAACCCGAGCAGATCTATTAATCCACTCATCTATAAAAAACATGGATCTTTCATTATATGAAAAATAAAGAGGAGATGCTTTCATTCCTCTGAGGTTACCCATCGACGAGGAAAAGGCAACATCAACATTTTCTGGAACCTGATCGAAAGAGTCAGGATACCTTCTGAATACAGTATCGACATCAACCCAAACCAGAGGCTCTTTGAATTGTTCTAACTTGTCTTTAATAAATTGAGGCTTTGAGAGACAATTATTCCGATAAGATCCCAATGATTTTTTCTCTTCAAGATAAAGATCAATAGACAGACGGGAACAATCTTCTTTAAGACGTTCCGCACATTTGCTGTAGTATTTTTCTTCGTTTACATCAGAATAAAAAGAAATCACTTTTGTCATATTACTTACCGATATGATACTTAGGTATCAATTCCCAATCTTTTTTATCTTTATGGGAAATTATCTTTATTTGTCCCATGCTTGCCAGAGGATCTTTTATCTTTTCGGGATCTATTATCTCACATAATTCCCACTCGTCAAGAAGTTTTGCTATAAGATTTCTTCTACCTATATCAGAGTCTGATATATCACTTTCCAAACCATCTAGAATAAACAACTCCTTGAAGTGCATTATCGCATATCTACCTCGCTTGTGCAGAATATGGCAAGACTGAAACAGTTTGTTTTCTTTTCTGGAGGAAACACCAAGTCGTGTGAGCGTTTCCTTTACCATTAAAAAATCATCTTCTTCTTCGAGTAGGACTTCAATACCCAGTCCATTAAAAACATCTTCATTGTCCATTGAGTCACCCCAGTATACATTTTATTAATATTTATGTTTTTGGAGATTTAGATCCCTCAAACTGGACATAAACTCGTCCGAAAGGAGAGGCATGATGTCTCTAGCCTTTGGAACAGAGCAATTAAAGTGTTCTACCACCAGTTTCAAATCATCCGAAATTTCATTCTTGATCCATTTACTGAATCGTTTTCGTTTCCGAATCGACTCCTTGAGATAATCATATTGCATTCTCTTAGAGAGATCTGGATGCATATTCATCTGATTTGAAAGAAGTATCGTGTCTGTAAAATAGGATAAGCACCGATTCACGACGAACGGTGCATATTCCTTTTCTGCCATTTCTGGATCTTCTGCGAAAAGATCGTTCTTTTCATAGTTAATCGAGTTTAGGTAATCAGTCAGTTTCATTCACTTGCTCATTCACAACTGCTATCACATTTTCCCTACGAATAACATCAAAGTCCGCATGAACTCCGATTCTATCCTGTGCATTGTAAAGAACTACATCACCAATAGAATAATCAAACAGATTGGAAACCTTTCCATCGACTCCAGGCACGCCGGGGCCCATCGAAATAATTTTAGCCTCAGCGAATGTGCTGTCGAGAACCTGACTTGCCTTAAAAATAATCCCAGATTCGGTAGTTCTTTCTTCTTCGTAATCAATTTTTTCTACAAGAAGAAAGTCATTCTGTGCGTTAAATTTACTCATTTTAAAAATCCTTTCATTTAAATTCACATTCCATCATAAGTTCAACAATACATGCAGTCATATTTATCTCCTGATCCGCAACGAACGCGGACTTATACTGATATTCTGCGATGATTAAAATCGCTTGCGGGATCGAAGATGACTTAACATGCTCGTTCAACCCATCATATATCTTGCGAAATAACTCTGTCTGGGAATTATCAATATTATCCACAACCCACTTTCGACAAGAGGCGAAGTCTCGATTTTTCATCGCAGTCACAAGATCCTTGACCTTTACTTCCCCGATTTGAGAAAGAATGCCAATATCAATAGATCCAGAAACAGAGTATCGTTGAATCTCGTTGAGCATTCGACGAATGTCAGGGAAATACTTTGTGATCAGTTGAGCAAGAACCTTTGGTTCAAAGGGAATGCTCTCTTGTTCAAGAATCCAAGTGATTCTTTTCAGGAGTTGACCAGCGACTTCTGGCTTCTCCTTCGACGGAATCTTGAATTCAATGTTGGTGCAGCGAGAATGAATCGGAGAAATGATTCGGTTCTTGTAGTTACATGTAATAATAAACCGACAATTCTTGGAGAACTCTTCGATCGCACCACGAAGTGCAGGCTGAATGCTCTGAGCGTTACTGTAATCAAACTCGTCTAGGATCACTATCTTCTTACCGCCGCTCAGAGAGACGGTGCTTGCGAAGTGACGGATCTTAGTTCGAAGAGTGTCGATGTTTCCCTCTTCCGAACAGTTGATCAGAATGTGATCCGAGTTAAGTTCGTTGCAAATGGCGCGAGCGACTGTCGTTTTACCAACACCCGCACCGCCATAAAGCAATAGATTCTGAGACTCACCCGACTTAATTATACCCCGAAGAGTCTCCTTTAGACTCTTGGGAAGAATACAATCTTCAATTGTCTGCGGTCGATACTTTTCGACAAACAGTCCATGATCTAGCATTTAAATAATCACCCATTAAATTTACTTGAAGTTTCGAGAGCAACCCAGTAGGTAAGATCAATGTCATTGTGAGTAAACTGACTAATCACAGTTTCAGTGAAATCAATCGTATAGTTTCCAGGGAAGAGACGGAGGAGACTAATCTTGAAATCAAACTGATAGTCAGCATCAATTGTGTTCTCTCCAAGAGAAACAGAATACTGATTACTCGTCGGATCACTAGAATCGTGAACGATTCCCAAGATTTCAGATCCATCATCACTTGGAGTAATTCGAAGATCTTCCACTTGTAGAACAGATGCAGCACGAGTCAGTTCAGTAAAGACAGAGTTTGTCATGTTGATACTGAGCGCAGTTTCTGGCATCTGCACCTGCTTTGTCGGCACTGTAAGAAGAGTCGGTTCGCAGTAATGATACTTTACGGAACTAGTCTTTCCATCACCGATCGTGACATACTTCTCGTCGAAGGTAAACTCCGGATGATCAAACATAGAGATCACAGAGAGAAACTGACTGAGATCCCAGATACCAAACTGAGTTTCGAAATCCTCTTCGACAACCACACGAGCCATAACATTCTTCGTTGGGGTGATTGTCTGAATAACATTTCCTGGTTCAACTAGAATGTTTGAGTTGAGTGTGGAAAAATTCTTAAGAATTGCAAGAGTTTCCTTGCTAAGTTGTGTCGCTTCACTGACCATTAAAATTGATCCTCCATTTTTTCCATGTAGTCTTCATAATCTAATCTACCTTTACCAAGATCCTTGAGAACGGTTCGATCTTTTTTACGACCGGACTTTTTATATGATCGTTCTTTCTTCTTTCGATATCTTTCAGACTCGTCAGAATATCCACGTTCAATAGTTCTCTTCTTTTTCATCTAAAATTCCTCCAGATTCTCTATTAAGTTTTTCAGGCGGTTTTCAATCATATAATTGAGTATCTTGGATCTATCTCCCTCGGAGTTTGTTTGAAATTGATTAACAACTTCATTCTGAATTGTATCCGGGATATAGTTCAAGTCAATTAACTTTTTGTTTCTTTCCCAACCAGCAGAGCAATACTCTGGAGGAGATCCGGTCATTCTATAAGTTTCTAGAATATCTTCAATTGTTTTCTTTGTGAGTCTCTTCTGTCGCTTCGATTCGATCATAAATGTATCATCATCAGAAAGAACATTCGGAATGCCGTCAGACGAATCTCCACGAACGATATGATCGATCAAGAAGCCCTCTGGGTCATCGCAAATCAAAAACTCTTTCTTAATGCAAGAATATTGTGAGACGTTCGTGAACCTTTGCAGTTGCTTAAAGTCCTTGTCATTTGAAAGGATGAGAATCTTTTCGGATGAAGAATACTTCTCACATAAAACAGAAATGATATCATCTGCCTCTGCTCGTTCAACTTTGATGTTCTTGTACGGAAAGTTTTGCTCAATTTCTGTGCGAATCCTGTGAAGTGCATCATAGATGCTTTCCCAATCAACGTCAGATGCATCTTGCTTTGCCTTTCGGTTCAACTTGTAATATTCAAAGATGTCTTTTCGCCAGCAGTTGCTAGAGTCATGGCAAATTACAAGTTCACCATACTCTTCCCTGAACATTTTTCGATACATTCGATATGTGTTTAAGAC